AGAGCGGTAGAGAATCGCTCGGTGGCCTTAAACGCGAACCGATAAGCCGTTTCAGATCGGTAATGTTCAATCTCTTTCTGTACCCTGATAGCGTCAAACTTCATTTTTGTTTCCTCCCTTGCATGATTAAATAGTATACAAACCTGCTTTGTATGTCAATAGATCATACCTGTGGAAAATGTGGATAACTCAGTTTCGCTCAATGTTTACGCGGGTGAAAATCTTTCCAGAAGATCTCCTAGAAGCTGCTGATGTATGAGCAGGGCAGGGGTACTGCATAGCTCTAGCGCTCACTACGCGGCCACATTTAGGGCAAAGACGCATAACAGGCGGTCGTCCACCTTTGCGTCCCAGGTAGCTCATTACCGCTGATATGGTTTTATCGTCCATAAGCAGGATTGTATGCACATAGCTGCTTTGTTGTCAAGACGCGCTATAAAAGGAAAAGCGCGCTATAATCACGCCATGAGCGAAACGGTCAAGCTGATATAATAGAGGGTGCCGGGACAGGAATCCCGGCAAAGCCTAGTCGCTGAAAAGGAGCGAGAATGCCACCCTCTCATAAAATCTTAACACCGAGAATATGCCTCCAGTGCGGGAAATCCTTTGAGGCTACGCCCTGTCAAATTAGGCATGGCCGGGGAAAGCATTGTTCTCGTGCTTGCCAATATATGACAGTGGCCAAGCTAAATAGTCAGCGCACCAAAGGAACGATTCGGGAGGGAAGTTGGGAAGATCGGACCTGTCCGGTATGTGGAAAAGTGTTTAGAAAGAAAAAAGGCTACAAGACAATTCACTGTTCACGGCTATGCGCTCAGAGATGGAACACCCTACACAGAAGCCGGTTGCTCTGGTCGAAAAGGCGATAGGGAACAGCAGCAAGAGCGGTGATATCCTGTTTGAACCATTCGGCGGCTCCGGCTCAACCTTGATAGCTTGCGAGAAAACAGGACGCAGAGCCTTTGTAATGGAGATCGACCCGCGATATACTGACGTTATAGTTGCCCGTTGGGAGCAAGCGACAGGGAAGAAGGCGGTGCTGAGTGCCGGATAGCGAACAATCCGCTCAGAACAGTGAAGAGAGCAAAGGTCATCATCCCGGCTCTGAGAACCTGCGCCCATGGCAACCCGGCCAGAGCGGGAACCCCGGAGGCCGGCCAAAGCGCAAGCCATTATCAGATGCCTATTCTGCGTTGCTCGGACAGACAGTACCTCCAGAAATAGCGCGGCAACTCCGCATAAGTGAAGCATCGACATACGCCGAAGTGGTGGCTATGGCGTTACTTAAAGAGGCGGTGAAGGGTAAGGTCAATGCAGCGGCTGAGCTTGCGGATAGGGTAGAGGGGCGCGTGATGGAGCGGGTGCAGGTCGATCATCGAGGCGATCCTCTCGCAGACCTACTCTTTGAGTTCAAGCGCGAATACGATGATTTGCCAAAGACCGAGACTCCTGAAGCGACCCCATGATTCTCAACTATGGTCAACGCTTAAAATCCTTCGCCTACAAACCCATAGAGCTAGACCGGCGCATCAACATCCTCGAAGGCTCAGTCCGTAGCGGGAAAACATGGGCGCTGCACCCCAAGATACTACAAGCGTGCCGCTATCCTATCGCGGGCTGGCGCGTGCTGACTGGGGTATCGAAGCAAACCATCTTCAATAACGTCCTGAATGACCTGTTTAATATCGTTGGCCCATCGAACTACACCTATAACCACCAGTCCGGGCTGCTCACTCTATGCGGGTCTAGCTGGCTGGTGATGGGTGCAAAGGACGAGGGCAGCGAGAAGTATGTGCGTGGGCTGACAGTGGGAATAGCGGTGGGAGATGAAATCTCGCTCATGCCGCAAGAGTTCTTTCAGATGCTGCTCACCCGTATGTCGCCCGAAGGGGCAAGGATGTACGGCACAACCAACCCTGGACCTCCAAGTCACTGGCTAAAGACTGAATTCCTCGATAATCCAAACCTGCGATCTATGGGTCTGCTATGGTCTGGGCATTACACGATGGAGGACAACCCGAATCTCAGCGCGGAATTCATCGAAGCACAAAAGAATATGTATACCGGGGTGTTCTACCAGCGGTACATTCTCGGCCAATGGGTGACGGCGGAAAGCTCAATCTATCGTGACGTGCTCGGCCCACAATGCAAATATGATGATTCCAGCCGTCCAATCGCTCTGCTCACCAGCCCGGCAGAGAGATACGTGTTTGTGGACTATGGAACTATCAACCCCTGCGTATTCTTGGACGTTTATGGGGATGGCAAGACGCTGTGGCAGGAACGGGAATACTACTGGGATAGCGAGAAGCAGCGGCGGCAAAAGACAGATGCGGAGTATGGTGAAGATTTCGATGCGTTCGTAGGCCGGGAGCATCGCGGCTTGGTAGTGATTGTTGACCCGTCAGCGGCCAGCTTCAAGCTTGAACTGGTCAGACGAGGCTATCAGGTCAAGAACGGCGATAACGAAGTCCTAGAGGGCATCCGGCGCGTATCGTCTGCGCTCAAGATGGGGATGTACAAGATTCACGAGCGCAACTGCCCCATGACGCTGAAAGAGCATGAGGGCTATGCCTGGGATGATAAGAAGGCCGACAAGGGAAAAGAGGAGCCGATCAAGGATCACGACCATACGTGCGACGCCGCCCGTGTGGGAATTTGCAGGGCTATTCCTAAGTGGCGGTTGGGATGATGTGCGTATTTCTATGCGTATCCCAATACTAATGCTGGTGTAAGATAATTCCATGAGCGACAAACTACAGGCGGCGAAGGAGCGGGCGGCGGCAAGGTTGAGACTTCCATCGGTTAACCAGCAGGCGGGCGCGGCCGATATGTATAGCAACCCCGCTGCGAATGTGGGATGGGGCAGTACCAGCCTAGCCAACGGTGGGCGGCACGTTCCCTTCCGTATCTCGCTCGACTACACGAAACTCGTATTCATGTATCGCGGCTCATGGGTGATTCGGGCTATCGTGGATACAAAGCCCCAAGATCAGCTAAAAGCCTTTCCTTCCATTGTTAGTCAGGTAACCCCAGAACAGATTTCTGACTTCGATAAAGTAGTTGCTTCAACCGCCACTCTACAGAAATACATAGAAGCGCGGAAGTGGGGCCGTCTCTTCGGAGGTGCGCTCGGTATCATTATCCTCAAGGGCCACAATGACCTGTCACAACCCCTCAAGATTGAAGATGTGGATGTGGACAGCTACAAAGGGCTTCTCGTAGTTGACCGCTGGTCTGGTATGTCGCCCAGTTCAGAACTAGTCAGAGACTTGGACAACCCCGCCGAATACGGATACCCGGTGTACTACGATGTTTACACTGAGACGGGAGATCGGTTGCGCGTCCATCATTCCCGCTGTTTGCGCTTTGTTGGCCGCGACCTTCCCTTGTTTGAGAAGCAGATTGAAACCTACTGGGGCATGAGTGAAATCGAATGTGTCTTGGACGAACTAAACCGCTACGACTACGGTATGGCGGCGGTTTCAGACTTGATTTCAAGGGCGAACGTCTTTGCCATGCAGAATCCCATGCTGGCGCAGATGCTCTCCGGTGTTGGGCTGACAGAGCAGCAATTGAAAGACTATCTGGTCCGCACGGCAGCGGTATCGGAGAACATCAGCACGAATGGGCTGTTAATTCTCGGAGAGGATGAGCAGCTATTCACTCATCAGGCTTCGTTCTCTGGCTTGTCTGAAGTCATGCGAATGCAGATTATGTGCCTCTGCGGAGCCAGCGGGTATCCGGTTTCAAGGCTCTTCGGCGAGACGCAATCGGGGCTGTCAAGTTCCAACGAAGGCGATTTGCAAGCGTACTACGATAACGCAGATCAAGAGCGCCAGCAGCGAGAACGTCCTTTGATGGATAAGCTAATTCCCATTATCTGCATGAGTACCTGGGGCATGGTGCCGGATGATCTAGATTACAACTTCGCGCCTATGCGGACGATGAACGCAAAGGAAAAGGCAGAGCTTGCCAAGAGCCAGTCTGATGCGATTCGCGGATACTTTACCGATGGGATTATTGGCCGTCAGACTACGTTGCGCGAAATCCAGACCGCCTCGAAGATTACCGAGATTGGCACGAACGTGACCGACGAAATGATTGAGGCGGCGGACGATGATGTACAGGTGCCTTTGCAGATTGAGGCAGAGGAGGCCCGCGCCGGGTCTGAGGAGTTTGCAGAGGGCAAGACAGGCACAGAGGCCAGCAAGACCAAAGGCAGTAAGGACGCTGATTTTGTGGAGAGCGAGCATCCGCGTGATGATGATGGGAAGTTTTCTTCGTCATCTGAGAGCCGTAATATCGAATGGAAAAATAGCAAAGGTATCCCAATGAAAGTAGTAGTTAAGAGGGATACGATTGTGCCGACGCATCACGACGACTGGGGAGGGGAAATAACTGGTTCCCCGTCTACTTTGTTTACTTATGAGGCGTATGGCAACGGGGAGAAATACGGTGGAATCGCTACGCATGAGGCGGTGCATGGAATTCCCGGAGCAGTGTCTAAGGTTGGCAATGTGCTTCTCACTCCTGAAAACCACGAGAGAGTTTCATCTGCTTTACGAGAGATGCAACAACATCCAGCCTATCAGTATCAATTGAAAGTCGAAGAGAGGGCTAGAAAGTTACACGATGAAATGGAAAAATCCAGAAAACTTTTAGCCAAAACCATGTTTGAAGATTAGATGTTACAAGTGAAATCCTTGGAAGGGGGACAGCATGAGCAACGACACATTCATATCGCGCAAGCCAAGGCCGCTGACTAAGCTCGAACTGGTGGACATCCACCTGCTCGTCAAGGCATCACATCCGGTACTCGGCTTGCCGCCGAAGAGTGAACCATGCAAGCCAGCAAAGTGAAGGCAATCCGCGCTATCTGGCCCAACTTCCATCGGCCAATGCGTATCGAGCTTGAATACCGCCGCGCCCTTAATGCCCTCATGCAGTCTTGGCTCAAGATGGTTCCTGCTGGGTCAGACCTTGAGGCCATATTCGCCTTTCTGAACAACGGCGGCGGTGAACGTGTCATGCAAGCCTCAGACCGTCTGGCGCGGGGCATGGTGACGGCTACAGCGGTCCAGAACGCGGTATCGTGGCGTGACGCGGCCCGGAAGTCTACGCAGGGCGCACGAATCTATGACCTGCTCAAACGTGAGATGGCTGGCCCGGTGGGGGCGCAGATGCGCGAACTGGTCAGTCAGCACGCTGCTCTGATTAGAACCGTTCCGCAGGACATAGCCCAGGACATAGCTTCGCAGATTGCCACACGCCAGATGCGCGGGGAACGGGCGGAGACTATCGCAAGGGACATACGGCGGCGTATTCCTGAGATAACCAAGAGCCGGGTAGCAATGCTGGCCCGGACTGAGGTATCCAGCACGGCTACATCTATCAGCGAGGCGCGGGCCGCACACCTGTCACTTCCCTGCTATGAGTGGCTGTCGAGCGAGGATAGGCGCGTCCGGCCCTCACACCGGCTCATGGACCATGTGATTGTGTTCTGGTCAGACCCACCCGCGCCAGAGGCATTGGCCGGAATCAGGTCGAAACTCGGCCACTACCAGGCCGGGAAGGTTCCCAACTGCCGCTGTGATGCTAACGTGATTGTGGATTTGGGCCAGATTACATTTCCCGCAAAGGTGTACCACGATGGCAAGATTGAGCGTATGGGCCGCGCAAAGTTTCTAAATCTATACCACTGAAAGGAGAAATGCGGAGAGCCAGAGCACACGGAGCCGTCCTTCGGGGCGGCTTTCGTGTCTATAAAATAATCCTTGACACAGTAATACGTATGGTGATACGGTTGGAATCATGATTTGGACGATGCGCTACGGCTACTTGTATTCTTGGGACAGCAAGCCTCAATGGCAATTCCCGATGATCCGTCGAGAAGCACTAGAATATTTGCTCCACAACCATTACAGGCGACTCCCACAGGAAGACAGAAAATCACTTATCCATCACCTATTTGACGATCTCCCGGTTTTCGAGTATCGCGGAAATGGAAGATGGAACCGATACGACTATTATGATTTGCGCATCGTTGCTCGTTTTGCCTCGCATAGAACTGGTCCTAGTGCGTGGAGGTGCGAGAACTGTAATTGTCTTATGCCAGGTAACAGAAGGAACGATGCGCCCCGTTTCAGTATGAATTTAGAACACATCTACGAGGGTGAGTGTTCCTTCGAATGCGCTGAAAAGGTGTCCAGAAAGAAAATCCAACAAAACAGACGAGAAGAAAGGAAAAGGAGAACACAATGGCAAGAAATCAAGGAGTGCAGAAAGCTATTAAGGGAGGAGAAGTCCTTAATCCAGAACGCATTGCGAAGTCCCAGGCAATGATTGCAAAAGATGGTTCTGTGGATACTCATTTCTTGGCGAAATTTATCCGTCAGCAAATGGCCGATTTAGCGACAGACGCGATCTCTCCGCAGAAAGCCAATGCGCAATGTAAACACGCGCTTACGCTGCTCAAAATTGCCGAAGTCGAATTCAAATGGAAGACCTCAGACGGCAACAAGGGCAAGTCTCTGATGCTGGCCGCTGGTTAACACCGCACATCTAACCGGGGCACACAGCGCCCCAGAAAGGGAACTATGAGCTTACCAACACGCGCAGATTTAACAGCAGCCTGGGAGAAATTCAACAGTGCAGACTATGCAACAAGTAAAGGCTATGAGGTGTTTAATGAGCAACGCAAGGCATATGAGCACCTTGAGTATGAAAGGAATATCGCAATTGGGGAAATTTTAGGCTTGGTTAAGAAATTATCTTTACCAAGTTCTCCAATTTCGGAAAACTAGGAATCATCCCGGCCTCTTGACAACTATGATACGGATGGGAATACAATAGGGGCATGAGTAAAACCACGAAACAACCTAGCAAATCTCAGTTGTTTGCCGAGATCGTCGCACGGCAAACGCAAGTCGCAGCCATCGAAGCGAAAGAGCGCCACGGCCTCGCGTTGAAACAGAAGCAAACCCTACTCGAATCAGAGCGTGCATTGCTGGTCGCCATTGACGGTTTCAAGGCACTCGGCTATCGCGGTGAAGAAGATGCTTGGGTACTCCAAAACAGTCTTACGGTAGCGCGGGCGCTGCTTGAGCGCATCGTGAAAGAGCAAGTCCATGCGTAGAGTCGGCACCGTAGTAGTAATTCGCGTGAATGACGATATGCTGGCCGTCGCCCGCAAGATGGCCGAGGCGCAAAAGAAGCCGCTGCGTACCCTACTGCGGGAGATTATCGAGGATGTGCTGAAAGAGGCAGAGAAGTGAGCGATTCAGATAGTCTTTTCCCTGTTTGCGCTGGCATTGTTGCAGTAGTCGGGGCCGTATTCCTTTACTGGCTACCAACAATTATTGCTTGGCGGCGCGACCATAGCAACACATTCTCTATCGGTGTGACCAATCTTTTCTTTGGTTGGACCATCATTGGCTGGTTATTCGCTCTGATTTGGGCCACAACGGATAATGTGAGGCGCTATGGCCGTTACGCCGATTCTAATTCTCTCCGATAACCCCACGGCTAAGACAGGCCTCGCTCGTATAACGCGGGAACTCGCTTTGAGAATCCATGAGAACATGAGCGACGTGTTCCGCGTGGCTTGCTTCGGGCCAGGGTGGGATGAGACGGTGAGCCTACCGTTTCCTGCATATCCCATTCACAGGATGGAGAACTGGATTACACCTGAACTCCCTGACCGCTGGCGTGAGTTTGCAGGGGATGACCACGGTATTCTTCTGGTGATATGGGACGCCAGCCGGTTGCTTTGGTTGACCGACCCCGCGAAGTATTGCCCCGATCCGTATCTCAGAAACTTCCTACTCCGCAAGCCTTTTGATATTTGGACCTACACCGCTATCGACGCGGAGGGGCCGAATGGACGGCTCTCTTACCTGCTCCGTGAAGTACTGAGTAAGTGTAACCGCGTACTAGCATACAGCGAATGGTCGGCTCGAATCATCGAACGGACCATCGGCGGAACGATTGAATCCCTACCACACGGCATTGACACGCAAGTGTGGCGACCGCGAGGGCGCGATAAGGCACGGCGCAAGTTTGGGCAAATTGTCTTCGATACGGATTTCAGCATCAAGCCAGACCAGTTCGTTATCGGCATGGTTGGAACGAATCAGGCGCGGAAAGACTTTGGTACAGCTATCGCGGCGGCGGCCGAACTCGCCAAGATCAAGGACGTGCTGCTCTGGATTCACACAGACATGATGGAACGATTCTGGTCAATCTCTGCCTTGTTGGTTGACTACGGTCTACAGAATCAAGCTGTGGTCACGACCGGGAGATTGACAGATGAGCAGATGACTTGGGCCTACTCCGCTTGCGATGTGACGTTTGGGATTGGACTAGGGGAAGGTTTTGGATTCCCTATCTACGAATCACTTGCTTGTGGCGTTCCTTGCCTCCACGGAAACTACGCCGGCGGCGCTGAGTGGCTTCCCGCTGAATTCAAATTCGAGCCGGTAGCATTCCGGCATGAGGGCACATTCAACTCCATGCGCCCGGTTTATACGCCGCATCAATGGGCGGAAAAGACACTCACGCTCATCAATGCGCCGGCAAGCCTACCGCCCGAACTCAACTGGAACAACCTCTGGCCGCGCTGGAATGCATGGCTGCGAAAGGAACAAATGTACCCGACACACGCAACGCCGGAGACGGCAAGCAAATTGATAGCAAATAAACCGCTAGACGCGCCGGGAGATTTAGGCAAGCCTGGACACGTCTGGTTGCCGGAACTCGTTAATCCCTCGACTGACCCCGCTGAATTGAACTGTGGCATAACGGCAGTTGGCGAGTTTGATTTCCGCGTTTATATGCGTGTTGAGAATAGACGTGATCTGCTCGATAAGGCAATCGCAAGCATTCCTGAATTCTGGCCGTTGTTGAGTATCGTAGACAACTCGCCAGACGGAATGTGCGATGGCTTGCCGGAAGGAATCACAATCATGCGTGGCCCTATTCCACTGACGTTTACTCAATCGCACAACTGGTTTTACAAGGACGCGAAAGAGAAGGGATGCAAATTCATCCTGTGGATGCATACCGATGCAGAGGCTGTAGATAATGGGCATCTGCGTCTATTGGATTTTGCGCGTGAGCAATGCATCGGCAAGCGCAAATGGGGATTAGCTTGGACTAGCTATGACAGCCTGACTGCCTTGAATCTGGATATGATTTCCGAGGTTGGAGGATACGACACTATCTTCCCAAAGTATTTCTGCGACAACGATCACACGCGCCGGATGCGTCTTGCAGGATGGGAAACTATCGACACGGGAATTGTGACAAAACATATCGGCAGTCAGTCGATACTCTCTGACCCAAAGGCAAAGTTTCTTAATGATGTGACGTTCCCACTGTACCAGCAGTACTACATCAAGAAGTGGGGCGGCACTGTTGATCACGAAACCTTTACCAAGCCGTTCAATGGGAAGTTGGAGTAATTGCATGAAAATCTCTCTCGATCTTGACGGCACGGTATGGAGCCATAAGGCGTTCTTTCGCGCCTTTATGCTGGCTATGCAGTCAGCCGGTCACAATGTAGGCATCCTCACCGCTCACCGTGATATTCACCGTGACGCTGATTTACTCCTATTGGGAAAAGAGGGATTCCCTGCGCCGTCATTCTTTCTATGCCGCGCCTATCAATCGACGGATAGCTATGCAGAGTTCAAAGCCAAGACCATCCTTGCCGAGAAAATTGATATAGCCTTCGATGATTGCAACTTCGACGGCAACGAAACAGAAAAGACAATCCACGCTCTCTTAGGGAAAGAGCGTCATCGGTTGATGAAGGTAACGCCGCGCTTCCCTGAAAATAAAAGATATGAGTAACTAACTAGATTCCTATGAGCTAAACCACTATTGACAAAAACATCGGAATACACTAATGCCCTGAAATTGCGGTTGTGCTATATTCTTTTCATGGCGCGTCTTACATACTACGCAACGAAGCTCCCTGATAAGGAGACTTGGTTCCAGACGCCAGAGGGCTATCGGATTTACAGGAATGTGCCGATTGCGCGTACAGGAAGCCAGAACTATCTAGGCTATGAAATCAAGAAAAACCCCGGATACAAGCAGGAATGGAATGTAGGAGACGAGGATTTAGTCACCGTCTACCGGCCTGAATCTGAGGTATTAGCTCCCGAAGCTCTAGCCTCTTTTGAGGGCAAGTCTGTTTTAGACGAGCATCCCGCCGATCCGCAAGTTCTGATTGACGCGGTTGATGAGTATGACGGAATCAGCCGGGGCCATGTAATGAACGTCCGCGCCGGGGAGCGCATGGCAGACGGCGAAATCGGGCCTATTGCCGACCTTTGGGTGAAGCATCCCGACTTGAATCTCAAGGTTGAAAATGGCTTGCGGGATGTGTCCTGCGGCTACACTTTCATGCTTGCAAAAGATGAGCATGGTAAATTCATTATGACGGAGATTAGGGGGAATCATGTGGCTGTGGTTCCTACTGGCCGAGCAGGGCGCTTGTACGGAATAGGTGACAGTGCGCTAGAATCAAGGAATAGGAGAACCATTATGCCGAATCGGTTGCTTATTGCTCTTGGCCTTCAGGCCGCACTCAAGGACGCAAAGCCGGATGAGGCATCCGCTATCGTTGATGCTGCGTTCAAGGAAGCAAAGGGCGGCAAGGACGAAGTGGAGTCCAAGGCCGAAGCAGAGCGTGAAGAAAAAGAGCGCAAGGCTAAGGATTGCGCGGCCAACGATGATGAGGCCGAAACTGAGGAAGAGAAAAAGGAACGCCTCGCCAAGCGTAAGGAAGCCAAGGACAAAAAGACGGCCAAGGATGCTGCCGAGTATGGCGAGGATGAAATGACCGACGCCGATAAGCTCGAAGAGGACGAGAAGAAGGACAAGAAAGAAGAGAAGAAGGAAGCCGCCGAAGATGCGGACGCCCTGATTCTTCCCGCCGATGAGCATTCCAAGTCTGAGTTTTCGACTGGCGATGCAGCCAAACATTTGCTCACGCTCAAGCCCGTTATCGCGGCCTGCAAGTCCAAGGGTGCGAAGGATGCCTATAATGCTCTCTGCAAAGGAGTTCGGCAAGTGAAGTCCGGTATCAAGGACGGCGCTACCGACCCCTTCGCGTTGCTGACGCGCATCTCTAGCGCGGACGGCGCAGCCGACAACGAAGCAGAAATTCCGATGTTCCAATTCTTCAACGGAAAGTCTCACGCCGATGGACTCAAGGCGTACAACGAATATGTGGACCGCCGCGCTACACGCGCCCGGAAATAAGGAGCGATACCATGCCTGCAAGCATCATTCCAGTAACAGGACTCATCCAGGGGCCGATTGGCACGATTTCACAGTCGGACTATCCGTTGACCACGAATCGACTTGTCAAGCCGACCGATACCCTGTACCCACTTTTCGGCGACACGTTGGTTTTGAACGCGGATAACACGTATTCAAGCGTGGCGCAGTACATCACCGTTGATAGCTCCTCTGTGACCGGCACTACCGCTATTGCGTTCGCACAGGCCAACGTCAAGACGAATGCCTACTACCCGACCAATAACAGCGGGGAGCAGAACACGTCCGGGGCATATCTTCCCGGACAGCCCTGCGATGGTTTTGTGCACGGCACTATGACCGTGGCGGTTCCTTATGGAACTCCTGCCGGGGCAGGTGCGCCAGTCTACATCCGCACAGCTTTGAGCGCCAGCTATCCTCTCAGTAAGGTTGGAAACATTGAGGGTAGCTCGCTCACCGGCAATACGCTGTTGAGCAATGGCGTTGTCTTTTCGACCGGCGTTTTGTCAACCGACCTAAAGACTGGGGAGATCGTAGCCCAGGTAACGATTTTGAATCGACTCATTCCGTAACACTGGAGCGCAAAGATGAACAGCAACGAACGTTTCTTGACCACACCGCGTAAGGGAATCTCGGAATCTCTGGATCAGGTTTGCGCCTGGGCTGGAACAAACCCAACAGCCTATGCCAAGAGCCTGTATGCGCTCCGTATGTCCGGGCCGGGTGGCAATCTGCTCGGCGCAAAGGATGCGAGTTCAACCGGCCAGATTTTCGTCCAGTCGGAACTTAACAAGCCCGATGTGCGGCTGCACATGCCGCTCGAAGGCCATACATGGTTCCGTGACGTGCCGCTGATGAATGGCGGCGGTTGGGTGGACACTGAGACGGCGCAGTTCGTTGACGTGTTCTCGCCGAACAACGTCGCTTCGCCGAATACGACCGGCACAAGCTCGAATAACATCCGCACGTTGAACTTCAACCGCTCACAGGACGTTTATCCGACCTTTGCCTATCAGGTCAATATCCGCATCCCGCTGATTGAGTCGTTGAAGTTGGCGCAGGCAAACAAGTCTCCCAACGACATTCTCGACAAAGGCGTGCGCACTGACTGGAACAAGACTCTCGACAATCGCGTGTACTGGGGCGAACAGGCCAATCAGGGACTCCTCAATCAAAACCTTCCCGGTGTGGTCAATCAGGTTGCGGCCAATGGCGCGGCTAATAGCTCACCTGCATGGGCAACCAAGACCCCGCTCGACATCGTGAATGATTTCCAGGTGGCCCCATATACCGTATGGGCCGCATCTGGCTACGCTCTCGACGCCGTGCCGGATCGTTTCCTGGTCCCCGCAAGCAAGTGGCAGTATCTCTTGCAGCCCATGACTCTTCCCACGACCGGCGCATCCGGCGGCGCGGCTACCACCGTGCCTGCCTTTGCAAACGTCTTGGAGTACATCAAGGCGAATTACTGGGGTATCTCAATCAACGGCAAGACGCCAGAGATTATCCCGCTTCCTTACTGGGCGGAGAACATCGGTGGCGCGGCGCATACCGGCAGCACACAGTTGACCTGCTATAAGTTCGACGATGATTTCGTGAACTTCGGTATTTTGCAGGACATTCAGCGCATGGGCGGTCCTCTCAGCCTCCAGGATGGGGCATTCGTGGCCACCTACATCGCCAACACGGGCATTGTGAAGCTCTATCGGCCCACAACCATCATGTATCAGTGGGGAATCTAACACGCGGCCTCCTCCGGCGAAGCAAACCATGGGCAAGGTGACAACCAAAGTTGCCTTGCCCGAATTTTTAGGAGTCACAGATGCCAGCCTTCCCAACTCAAGACATAGACCTTTTCTATAAGACGATCTATGGCGGCTTCGGATATAACGGCTGCGGTGATTGGGGCGCTGGTGGTTATGACGGCTGTCTATGCGGAACATATCTTGGCCTAGCTTCTGGCCTTCCGCAGACTGGTAACCCGCCCTATTACGTCAACAATTTGTTGGCGATCTATCCAAAGTTCTTCGGCGCTCCCACGCTCGTAACAGGCATTGCGGACGGCACTACTGGAGTCATCACCAGCGTGGATTCTACCGCTGGCGCATTGCCGGGTCAGCTTGTCACCGCGTCAACAATCCTTCCGTCAAGTGTCATTCTGTCGGTTGGAACCAACTCAGTTACCTTGTCGAGTGTTCCCAATCAAGCGGGCGCAATCACTATGCAGGTTTATGAAACTCCGCCTATCGCGCTTGCCGTCATTCAACTGTATCTCAATCTGGCCTATGCCTCCCTGATGCAGTCGCGTTGGCGCAAACAATGGCAGTTGGGGATGGCTTTGTATATCGCTCACTATTTGACGCTATGGGAGCAGACCGAGGGAAATCCGCAGACCACGCCAAACCAGATTGTAGCGAACAGTCTTCAGGCGGGGATCACGGTATCGCAGAGCGCAGATGGTGTAAGCCAAGGATTGCAGGTGCTTGCGAAGTTGGAGAATTGGGGAACGTGGACACTTACTCAGTACGGGGTCCAACTGGCAACTATGGCGCAGCTTCACACCGGCCCGATTTACGTGAGGGCGTGATGTTTAACGTTAACTACAGTTCAAGCGGCCCCGGCATGGATGGAATCATGCGCGGCATCGATGCTTTGAATGGGGCTGACGCGCTAGTAGGGATTCCAGAGGGCGATAACCGCAAGGATTCGTTGCTTAAACGCGCATCCTTGCTCAAGCTGACCAAATCTGGCAAGGTTACGAAGCTGGCGCAAAAGCTAATAGATGCGGCGAAAAGTCCAATCAGCAATGCAGAGTTGCTTTTCCTTTTCACGAATGGAAGTCCGTTGCGCGGTACGCCGGGGCGAGTAGTCATTGAGGCGGCAATTGAGGCCGAACCAACTAAAGACCTGATTGCGAAGGAAATGGCAGCGGCGGCGACGGCAGCTCTCGACGGTGATGAGAAAGGCATGATGGACCATTTAGACCGCGCCGGTACGATTGCAGAGTCAGCATCGAAGCGGTGGTTTACCGATCCTCGAAACGGATGGGAGCCAAATGCGCCTTCTACGATTCGGGCCAAAGGGAGCGAGACGCCTGGTATTTCTACCGGACAAATGCGAAGGGCTATCACCCACATTGTTGAAGCGGGCGGCGCGGTTCATACGGGGAATGGCCCAGAACTTGAAGCGGGCGATGATATTTCTTTTGGTACGCGGGCCGAGGAAGAAGTAGAAGATGCAGGCGAGGAATTAGCTGAAATTTTGGAGGTAGTCTAATGCCGACTATCTCGCTCACTCGCGTAGCTAATAGCCCTAGTTTCGCGCAGGATTATATCGTCAATCGCTCAACAGGAACATTTCAGCAGGGCGGATATGTGTTTACAACAGTTCCGATTCCCTTCTACGGAATTATTCAGCCAGCCTCAAATCAGGATTTATTGCAGATTGCCGAAGGCGACCGGGTGACGGGGATGATTGCCTTTATTTCTGAGAAGCCGATGTATCGCACGCGGGTGGAGGGCAGCACGTCCGGCATCGGCGACACGATCACATGGAGAAGTCAAGACTACCGCGTCGTTGCCGTATTACCATGGTTGGATTTTGGTTTCAGCAAGGCGTTGGCAGCGAGGTTGAGCGGTGAGTAGCTACCCGGTCCCCAATGTCGGTACGATGACCAGCACGGGCCTTACCGCGCAGCAAATGGCTATCATCTGGCAGAACATCCTCCTACAGTGCCTTGGAATCTCTCCCAGTGGCCCCACAGACGCTTCGGCGTACTCGCAGGTGCGAATAGACTGGCCTACGCCTGGACAGCCCGCCTGGGCCATAACGCAGGATGTGGCGTTCATTCGGGCAATCGAGACACCGGACGATTACAACACAGCCCATGAGGTACAGCCCGTTGTGGAGTTTAGTCAGACTTTCCCTGAGAATACGATCTACACCCGCGTCTGGCAGATAGACTTAATCTTCTATGGGCCGAACAGCTTTGACCATTCCAGACAGGTAAAAGACTGCATTTTCCAAGATTTCGTGCGTGATATTCTGGAGACGTCGAATCTGTATCCTGAAACCGTTGTTGGAACATCGCGGCGCACTCCGGAACTCTTCCAGAATCAGTGGTGGGAGCGTAGCGGATTTTCAATCAGATTGAACGAACAAGTCACCGATTCACTGACTAAACAGGCCATACGGAGCGTTGAAGTTGCGCTCCAAAGTGAGGCGGGTATAATCAGTGATGTAGTGGTTGGACTTTAGGAGCTAGAACATGGCGACACAGCCTCTTCCTCTTTCGATTCTTGCTGATGTGACGGTTTCCGTCACCCCGGCTGGCGTAGCAGTTCCGGCGTTCAACCAGTGGCTTGTCGTCGGAAATTCCGGGCGGCTTCCCTCCTATGGCGCGAACTCGCGTTGCGTCTTGATTCCCGGCGCTGACTGGCAAACGGCGATGGTCGGACTGGGGTATCAGACTACTGATCCTGAATACATCGGCATGGAGCAGTATTTTGCTCAAGATGCATCTCCAGTGACTCCTCCAGAGTACGCTTGGGTTGGTTGCCAAGACCCGTCCGCAATCCAGACCATTCAGGTTGATTCGGGGTTCGGCGGAACCGGATGGGCTGCAAATGACCAATTCCTTATCGCTCAAGGCGGAGCATCATACGGATACGGGCAAGTGCTCACCGAGACAGGTGGAGTGGTCCAGACCGTTGCTATCATTCCTGGAAAGCAGGGTACGGCCTACACGGTAGCCAATGGGCTGACCTGTACGGCAGTCCTACCGAGCGTTGGAGTGGGATTGAAGGTCAACGTCACCGCGATAGGTGAGACGCCCCTACAGGCCGTGACGGCCTGCCGAGTCAAACAACCGAACTGGTATTTGGTAACTTGCCTCACGGCGACCGATTCCGACAATATAGCGATCACAGAATACGCTCAGAGCGTCCAGCCGGCCATGCAGAACTTCTACCAGACCTCTAGCGTATCAGCATTGTTTGGGCTTGCCGGGAACATCTTTACCGTTCTCAAGACGGGCAACTATAACCGTGCGCATGGCCTATACGCAACGACCCAAGGCGGATCGGCGCTTCTGAACGCATATCAGGCGTGCGCTCTGGCAGGCGTGGCAATGGGCCTCAATACCGGACTCGCAAACAGCAACTTCTATCTGGCGGCAAAAACGCTTGTAGGGCAGACTCCGGTGAATGACGGGCCTGATACGAATACAGGCGCTCCGCTCACGTTCACTCAGATCAATACCTTCGCCGGAACGCCTGGGATTGGGTTTGGAAATAACGGCAATAGCTACAACGATTACGCGGCCAGTTATTCGTTCTACTATCAGGGCGTGAACGCGAATGGGCTGAGCTTTACAACCATCCTCGGCCTCGATATGCTGGCGGCTGATTGCCAGATTTCGATTCTGAATGTGCTCCAGGCGCTGCCCTCAATCCCGCAGACTGACCCCGGTCAGGCGCTCGTATTGAACGCGGTGCGTGGAGCTTGTGCAAGGTCGGCCAATCGTGGATTTATCGCAGGCGGAACGTGGAATGGTGCGACGATTCCAACGCCTCCCGGTACAGGGTTAACGCCGGGTACGGCGCTCACAACGGGCTACTGGGTGGCTTCTCCTTCATTCTCTACGCAGTCGGCTCCAGATAGGGCGCTATTCAAGTCCATGCCGGTCTATGTGGCCGTGGTTTTGGCCGGAACACAGCAAAGCTTCTTAATCGCAGTGAACGTGCAACAGTGAGGTGATGTATGGCATTCGGAACAACGACATATTCAGGCATGGGCGTAACCGGGGCTATCAATTCCCCGTATGCCGGACCCTTCATTCTCGCTGGAGCTTTTCTTGGCCGTGGGAAAGTCACCGTCACGATGGAGCACGAATGGACAGAGAATGATATTTCTGTTGATGGCGCAGTGATGGTTTCTGCAAGTATTGGGTTTCAGGGAATGGTTGAGATTGAATGTCAGCAAACTTCTTCGCTGAACTCATACCTCAAGGCTGCGCAGAATTCCCATCAAACAGCACTTGCCAATATGGACCCAAGTCAGTGGGCCGCGATCTCTCTTGAACTTCAGAACCTCACTACAAACGATATGAGCGTTTGCACGGGAGTTTCGTTCACCAAGAAACCGCCATTGCCGATGGGTCCAAAAGGCGAGTACATCCGCTGGACTCTCCGCGCTGCTAACATTGCCAATCTGTAAGGGGGAACATGGATCATAAAGACGTTCAAATCGGCGAATCTTCCTACCGCATAGGTCGCATGAAGGCGGCAGATGGTAGCTGGATTGCTACGACATTCGCAAAGCGGTATCGGGAATACAGAGAGGCAAATCCGTTTCCTGAACCCGATCCGAATGCTGAACCTACGACTCCTGTTCCTGCGGAACTCGGATATATGCTTTCGGCCCAGTTCCTAGCTGAGCAACTATCGAGAACCGAGTACGCGGAAATGCAAACGCTCTGCCTTTCGGTATGTGGGCGTTACAGCAACAAAACAGGTTCTCCAATTTCTCTTCCGATCTTACTTCCGAATGGTGCATGGGCAATACCAGAACTTGAGTACGATGGGCCAACAATTCTGCAACTGACAAAGGAGACATTGGCATTCAATATCGCCCCTTTTTTTCCAGGATCCGGGTCAGTAGGGAAGACTCCGGCGACGGATTCGAGTCAACCGAGTTCCCAAACCTAGACCCGTTTCTGTGGCGTCCCGTGCTGGCTGGAGTTTGGACGCATCGGGATATTGTTGAAGGTGTATTCACATTTCAGGATTTGTGCGAGGCGCATGAATATCTTGACGTGAAGGAAAAGAACGAGGCCGACTTCCGCGCATGGAGAGCGGCAAAGGAGGCGATCTGATGGCCGATGTAATCAAATCTTATCTCGTCTCCATATCTGCTCACGTCGATAAGCAATCCTTTGACAAATTCACCCAAGCAATGACCGGGGCGGAGAAAACTGTCTCCTCTTCCGTAGGGGGAATCCTCGGAAAGTTCCTTGCGTTTCAAGTGGCTGGAACGACCGCCTTCGCTACCGTGGGCTTTGGTCTTATTGGTTACATAGACAAGCTGGCAATGTTAGACCGAAAGACGCAAATCCTCGCACAGCAGAACATGATGAGCGTGCAGCAGTACCGCTCAGTGTCTTTGGCTTTAGATGCGATGGGCTTGTCTCTTGAGGACGTGTTCTTTGGGACGCGGGAGATTCAAGACCAGTTCCAGGGTTTAATTCAGGACCAGAAGCAGTTGGCTTTGATGCTCGGCCCTGGGTACGAAGAGTCTATGAAGCAAATAAGAGGCGTGATTTATCAACTCCAACGCCTTGAGGTAAAGGGAGAATACTTCGGCATGAAGTTTGCCGAGGACTTGCTTGCTAAATTGGGATTCGGGCAGGGCGGTATTGAGATGCAGTTGTCGCGTCTCAATGAATGGGTAATGCAGAATATGCCGCGCTGGTCAGATGAATTGACTAATGATTTCATCCCTGCGCTCGGCCAGATGTGGGACATTCTCAAGAAAACAGGGAGTCTATTCCTTGACCTGTCGGTTGACTTCGACAACTTCGTGGGAACGCTTTCAGGCGATACGAACATTGATACCAAAACCGCATCCTTCGATAGCTTCGCGCTATCTATTGAGCACGTTGTTTATTGGCTTGGAGAAGCTATTAAACTCATGCTCGGACTTGAGGCGGTTGGTGTTCATTCCGTAGGCTCAATATGGGACTTAGGCAAGGCGTTCTTGCATCCTGCCGGTGCTGGTAACTCACCTGATGTAGCATGGAAATATCTAAATGACGCTGCGGATGAGGCAGTAAAAGCGGCTCATGGTTTCCAATCAATAGGGCAAGTAGTCCTTGGTGGTACGCAGTATGGAGATAACTTCTCTAGCCCTGCACGCTCTAACGCTCTCGCAAGCAACGTAAGTGGTCTCCCCGTAGATTTTTTAAAACTAGTCCACGGCGTAGCGATGGTCGAATCAGGGGATAGACAATATGACAGCGCCGGGAAAATCATGCGCGGTCCTGCCATTGCAGGCACAACAGAACGTGCCATTGGTAGGATGCAATTGTTGCCTTCTACAGCTAAGATGCTTGGTGTAGACCCCTATGATGCAGGACAGAACTTTGAGGGCGGAGAAAAGTACCTCCTTCAACTTCTCAAAAGGCATCAGGGAAATATCCACGACACACTTGCTGAATATGGAGGATTTAGAACTAAGTCTCCAGAAGATTACGTGCGGCGTGTGGAGCAAATGGGGGGAATCTCGGTTGGGACAATCACAATCAATGTTCCTGCCAGCGCCATGACTCCGCACGAAACGGCTCAGGCTGTAAAGGTTGGAGTTCGTGACGGTATGGATGAGGGAATCAGAGGAATGATTCTTGCGATGAATGGAGCATATCAGTAATGGGCGGTATGATTATTCCCGCAGCCACATCCGCCGCGATTGCAGGCGCTGGGGAGATAATCGTCTACGCTGTAACGTCTGCGAAGGCAGCGGCAATGAAAGCCTCTATTGCCGCATCAGTTCCCGCCGCAAATCCGTTCCGGCCTCCGCAGTGGAGTTCTCCTGCGCTCACGATGATTACCGTTCCCGCATCTTATGTGAATTCGCAGTCCGCTGGTTCTTCCAATCCGCTTAACGCTGTCTCAGGCTCTTCTCCGGCAGTACCATCCAATACGACTCCTCAATTTCTCGTATTCGATGGAGTGATGCGCGTTTCTCATTCTCAGCCCATGACGGCAACAGAGCATCCGATTCAAGACGCGGCGAACCTCACCGATCACATCCGGGCGAATCAGGCAACTATCACGATGGACGTGTTAATGACTGACGTTCTGCCTGCCTATGCTGTAGGTCAATGGGTAGGGAACGCATCTAAGTCCATATCGTGTTTTGATACGCTCGATGCTCTACGCTTGGCTCGTGTTCCGCTGACGTTGACAACGCGCCTGAAAACCTACTCTCCGGTTTTTATTATGAACGTGATACCAGATGATACAGCACAGACTCAATTTGGATTGCGCTGCCGGGTTGAGTTCAAGCAGATGTTCCTATTCAGCGTGGCTACTCAGACGAACAGCGCACGCAACCAGACAACGGGAAGCAGTGCTATCGGCACAACCGCCGTGCAGCCCGTACCTAGTGGTGTAACAGCACAGAATGGTTTACCTTCTTCTTCGACAGGAGTTCAATCATCTGAACAGCTTCAATCGGAGAACGTGAAGATTATAGGGGCAGGGAACTGGAGCAGCAACAATACGGGGGGTATCCCATAATGGCGCAGATTATCCCTCTGACGAATGCACCTAATCAGACGCTCACCGTGGCGCTGAATGTCAATGGTGGGGTCTTGCGCCTTGGCCTGTTCATTACCTACAGCGAGATGGCTCAGTATTGGATCATGTCAATCTCGGACTCGCAAGGAAATCTGTTGCTCTCCTCTATCTCGATGGTGACCGGCTCATGGCCCGCCGCGAATCTCTTAGCGCAATTCGGCTACCTAAATATCGGGAGCGCGTACATCATCAATCTAGGGCAGGTGCCAGACGATTACCCGAACTCAAACGAATTAGGGTCGAGTTTCTTATTGCTGTGGGATGACAACGCATGAGCACTCAATACAGTCCGGTGTCACAGATACCTAACTTCGGGTGGATGTGGAATCTTACTGTCACAAATCCTTCTAACGACCAAGGTGATGCGTTGACGGCCACAATTTCATCAACTGCGTGGACTCCAGAGCCGATGCGGATTGTTTTTGAGGTAAACATTCTTGGGTACTCCTCTCATGCGTCGTTCTGGACGGCAAAGATTGAGCTTTATAACTTGAGCGCAGACCAGGCGCAGAACTTCATATTTGGGCAAGGAGCTACGGTTTCACTTTCGGCAGGATACCAGGCCGGCCCATACGGTGTGATCTTTCAAGGAACTGTCTATCAGGCACTTTACGAACGCCCCGGAGTAGTCGATTCAAAAGTAACTCTCATGTGCTACACCGGTCTTACTGAGACGGTAGCGAACTTTGCAGTGTTTCGCGGAACAGCCATGATGACGCAATCTGCGCTTGTGGCGAAGATGTGCTCCGGTTCGCAGGTTCCGATTCCTATTCCCTCGGCCTCACAGAGCAGCCTCGATACATTGCCTCAGACGCAGTTACCACGGGCGCGTCCGTTCTTCGGCGATCCGCATAAATTCATTGACCGCGTGGCCGCAGCGAACAATATGCAGTCGTGGTACGGTTTTGACGGACTTGGAATTAGCACCATGACTGACCAGAACACAGTCAGCACGATAACCTACACTTCGACAAGTGGAATTCTTGGAGTTCCGCAACAGACACAGAACGGGGTTACGCTGGTGGTCGCACTTGACCCGCGTCTCAAGGTGACTGTTCCACCGATGCAGATTAACATTGCGAGTTCAATCATCAGGCAGTTGCAATTCACGCCGCCAGGATACCGCCCCATCCTTGACCCGAACGGACTCTACCTCATCAATGGGTTGCAGTTCCGGGGGGATAGCAGGGGAAATGTGTGGGAGACAGAGATAGTCGGTTTGACGAGTATTGGAGGAAAGGCTGCATATATCGCTGATGCTACAAGTCCGAGTCCACTAGATAGGAGGGCTGCAAAATGAGCAACACTCCCATGATTCCGATTCAGCATCGCCTCAGTATTCAATCGTCTCCGATTGATCTTGCTCTGCATCAATTTGAGTGCGACTTTCGCTGCCACATCCCGGCTGTCGTAGTCGCTAATCTGGATGGAAATGCATTTAGCCCGCAGAAGATGACTGTCTCTGTTCAGCCTACGATAAAGGAAGTTATCAGGAACGGGGCGGTCCCAACGATTACCACTCTTCCCATCCTTGATGATGTTCCAATCAAGATTCCTACTGGCGGGGGATGGAGCCTAACGCTTCCAATCAAAATCGGAGATGAGTGTGAGCTATCATTTCAAGACATGGCCTTCGATCTATGGTGGCAGAATGGAGGAGTTCAAAAGCAGCCGGACGGAGTTCTTTACCGGCATGACATTGGGGATGCGGTAGCAGACTTTGGAATTCGCAGTTTACCGAACGTGATACCAAACTACTCAACTACCAGCGCGCAACTTCGCAACGATTCAGGAACTGTGGTGATTGATCTTGCGGAAGGGGGGATCACGCTCACTGCTCCATCCATTAAACTAGGAGATGGGAGCACCGAGGCTGCTTTGATGACCGCTAACTTTCTCGCATACTGGAATGTGAATATCCTTCCATTCTTGCAGAGCAAGGGATACGCGGGGATTCTTCCCCCGCTTAACAGCGTTACAACGGTAGTACAGGGCCAATGATGAGCACACCAACGATCATGGTTCAACAAAATGAGATGCCTCAGAACGATCCTATCGAAGGAGCGAATGGGCCGGTGTTTCTTGCTGACCTTGACGCTGTGGGGCAGATCATTTATACGACCTTGCGGCTTTTGCTCGGTGAATGGTTTGAGAATCTTTCTATTGGCTTTCCTCTTTTCCAGTCGCTCATCGGCTCTAGCGGTTCCCCAACCAATCAGGCCGGGGTCATGCTCATTATTCAGCAAACGATTCTCTCCTGTCCGTATGTCCTGCAAATAGTTGATTTTAGCTTCGTACACAACACGGCAACATTCAACTCCACCTTTACGGCAACCGTAAGTACGAGTTTCGGTACACTGGTAATAACGAACGCGCCCGGTTCGAGCGCACAGGTGACAGCATGAGCACACCGCCATACATCGCGCCTTTCATCAGTCCGACAGCGGGCCTCGTGCTGCCGTCCTACCAGAGCATCATCAATGACCTCATCAGCGGGTATAAGGCGATTTATCCGCAAGTCGTTTATCTTGGAACAGACACGGCAAAGTATCAGGAAATCAGCATCTTCGCGCTGAAAGTTTACGACTGCAACCTAGCCTCGCAGCTTGCCTACAATGCGCGTTCGCCTATCTCGGCGGTTGGGGCAGACCTCGACAGCATCGTAAAAATGAATGGCATTGCTCGGCTTCCCGCTTCATATTCCACGGCTCCCTTGACCGTCTCAGGTGTTGCCGGAACGGTTATAACGAATGGTCTGGTAACGGATACGCAAGGAAACGCTTGGTCGCTACCCGTATCCGTTACCATCCCTAACAGTGGAAGCGTCACTGTTGGCATTATCTGCCAGACTGTAGGGGCTATTCAGGCCCAGGCTGGTTCCATCACCACCATCTCAGGAGGCGCTACGGCTGGCTGGATCGGGGCTACAAACCCATCTGCGGCGCTTCCTGGTTTGCCTGTCGAGTCAGACTCACAGCTTAGGGCGCGTCAGGCAATCTCAGTAGGGGCACCATCGCTCACACGGCTTGCCAGCACCATCGCTGCCATTGCAGCGGTCCCAGGAGTCACCCGGTACGCTACAGGAACCCCAACGCCCGATTCCGGGCCGGGAAGCTCTATTGAGAATCCGACTGGAGGCATTGACTATTGGGGCAATCCGCCTCATTCGGTCAGCATGGTTGTTGAGGGTGGTTTAGACCTCAACGTGGCGACGGCTATCTACCAGAAACGAGGATTGGGAGTCTATACGAACCCCGACTCCACGGCTGGCTCTACCAGCGTGCCGGTGACAGATGCGAATACAGGGACCGTGACTACCATCGGCTTCCAGCGGCCCACCTACGTGCCGATCTATGCCACGATGGTGATACACGGACTAGCGGGATATACAACCGCAACGCTAACGGCAATTCAGGCCGCGATTGTCGCGTATCTCAATGGTCTACAGATTGGCGAGACGGTCACATATTCAGCGTTCTATGCCGTGGCCTCATCTGTGATGCCAAACATTCTGACTCCGCAGTTTTCGATCACATCGCTCTTTACCGGAATCACATCATCGCCTTCTGGTACGACCGACATTACCCTTTCTTACTATCAGGTTGCACAGGGAACGCTTGCGAACATCGTCTTGAGTGAGGCATAGGTGCCACTTTTCTCACAAAGCGGGTACGGATCGGGCAAATACGGAGTTGCTGATACCGGGCCTCTCTACAGCATGAGCCTCTATTACTATCTAGGGCTGCTCACGTCAGAATACCGGCTTGCCCCAAACCTGAATTTCTGGCTTAACGATCTGCTTTCACCACTGAACGATACGACAAACATGATTGCTGGAATGACTGAGGCGTTCGATCTCGGTTCGGCACAGGGATTGCAGCTTGACGTGGCCGGTCAGATTGCCGGGGTGAGCCGCACGGTTGGGTTTCAACCATTGGGCGGCGTGAGTCCGGTTTTGGACGATGTGACCTATGCTCTATTGATTCAGGCAACCATAGCTGCAAATCAATGGGATGGAACAGAAAGCACGCTTTATGCTATATGGAAGCAACTGTTCCCCGGTGGTTCAATCAACATCATCGACTCTCAGGACATGGCCTGTACAATTGTTTTAACGGGATCATTCACATCAATTATTCAGGACTTGATTTTGAATGGTTATATCGTTCCGCGACCGGAAGGCGTCGAGTACACTTATGTATTCGGCAACCTTCCGATCTTCGGATTCTCAGAGTCTAACACGACATTCATTGCAGGCTGGAACACTGGCCTATGGGCGGGGTAAATCATGGGACAATTTCTTCAATGGAATCCGAACGAGACTAATCAGGAAACGGATGCTCAATATCTGGCCGACTCGCAACGTGCCTCTGGTGCAGTGAACGATACTCCTCTTCCTGCCCCTCTCGGCAATAAGGCGTTCTATCAATGGAGTACGTTCTGTGCTGCCTTCGGTCAGATGATGGCGAACAAGCCGGGAGCGTATGTACTAGATGATTCCAGCGAGAGCGCCCTTGCCGCTGTGCTGGCAAATATCTTGACTGAATCAGACACAGAGCCAAACATTATCTCCGTCGCATATTCTCCCACTCCCGCCTTTAATGCCGCAGACTCAAACGGCTTCCAAATGGCTCTTTCAGGGAACATCACTTCATCGACTATCAGTGGCGTAACGGCGGGGCAGTTGATAGCCTTCTATTTTGCTCAAGATTCTGTTGGCGGTAGAACGGTTAGCTGGCCCTCTTCGTTCGTGGGAGTAATTCAGCCCGACCCAACGCCATACGCAGTCAGTGTCATTCTCTTCCGTGCCGACTTAACCGGCAATCCCCGTGCCGTCTCGCCGATGATAAGCAATAATGGGATGTTTGTAAATGCGCTCTCGGCCCAATCAATAACTCTGGCGGCGGGAGCGCCTGTAGGTGCGGTTCTTATCGGCAACGGAACGATATATGCTCCCGTAGCAAACGGAGGATTCACTTTTGGGAACAACGGGAACGGATATTGGGTGATAGACCCAACGGGGCATATTCATCAGTGGGGCGTTGTATCGGGGACTATTTCTACTGGCCGCATCATTCCCTTCGCCATTCCGTTTACAAACGCTGCGAGTGTCGTACCTGTTGCTTCGGCCATCATTACCCACGGTAGCGGAATCGGCTACCCTTCCATAACAAATGGGAGTGTCACCACCACGCAGTTTGGTGTTGAGATGGGGTCAAATCCATCACAGGGAATTTACTGGTCAGCGGACGGATACTAGGAGCCATTATGTCGAGCACAAGTTTAGGATTCCCGCAACCCGCGATAGGCTCTAACAACTGGGGCCAACCCACAAATGCGGGATGGGCGCTCTTGAATCAGTTCCTAACGGGGCAAGCGCCGATTACCGGCCTGAATGTACAAGGCAACGTCACTGTATCGGGTTCGCTGACAGCGGGGTACATTTCAGGCGTGATTCCTGCGGGGGTTGTGCTTGTTCCATTCTCCGCCACGCCGGTATTTGATGCGTCCACAGGACTCGAATTCAAGCTGACATTGACAGGAAACGTAACGAGTTCTACTTTCATCAATGGAACTCTAGGACCGTCGCTGATAGCGTTTCGTTTGGTACAGGATGGAGCGGGCAGTAGAACATTCACATGGCCGTCCAATGTTCGCAATGGCGGAATAGTTAACGATCTCGCGAATGGTCGATCATCGCAGCTATTCGCCGTTGACTCAGATGGAAGTCTTGACGCGGTTGGACCAATGATGTATTCGTAGGAGAAAACATGAAACGTATTTGTGCTTTGACAATCTTGTTCTTATCGGCGGCTTGCATTTACGCGCAATCATGCCCAAGCGGAACCGTGCCAATTAAAGGCGGTGGGACTTGCTCCTCCACAGCATCAGGCGCGCTGGCGAATCTTGGCGGAGTACCTCTCGCAGGCGGGACCATGACCGGCGCACTTAACGGCACCAGCGCATCGTTCTCAGGCACCGTCGCGGCTGGCGCTTTGATACCAACCGGCTTAACCGCAGGAACATCTCCTGTGTGTGCCAATGGCACTGCGGGGGCACTGACAAATGTGGGCTGTGCTGGTGGTGGTGGTGGCACCCCTGGTGGCTCGACCACGCAAGTGCAGTACAACAATGCAGGCACGTTCGCGGCTAACGCCAACCTGACCACAGACGGCAACGGCAACCTGACAGCAGCAGGCAACGTCTCGGCTGGCACGACAACACCTACAACTATCGGTTCAAGCGGTGTTTTGTTAAATGGGGTTCCCGCTCTACAGTCGCAGACATCGCTCAACAACTACTACTCCGGTGGAGCGGGAAACCTGACTGGCACCGGCGGCTACAACACCGCGAATGGGTTTCAGGCGCTCTACTCCAACACGACCGGCAGCGGCAACTCCGCGCAGGGGTACCAAGCCCTCTTCTCCAACACGACCGGCAGCGGCAACTCCGCGCAGGGGGACTATGCCCTCTTCTCCAACACGACCGGCAACTACAACTCCGCGCAGGGGGGCTATGCCCTCTTCTCCAACACGACCGGCAACGCCAACTCCGCGCAGGGGTACAATGCCCTCAACTCCAACACGACCGGCAGCGCCAACTCCGCGAATGGGTTTGATGCCCTCAACTCCAACACGACCGGCACCAGCAACTCCGCGCAGGGGTACGGTGCTGGTCAATTTATCAGCGACGGTTCGACAGCCAACACAACCTCTTCAAACAGCGTCTATTTGGGCGCTAACACGGAGGCAAAGGCCGACGGGGACACAAACGAGAATGTAATTGGCAACGCCGCAATTGGTTATGGTAGCAACACAACAACATTAGGTAGCCCTTCGATAATAGAACTGGTCGCCTTCGGAACAGGAGATGGTTGTCTCTCTTCCACCTCTGGAGTAATTACTGGCAGTGGATTAGCTTGTGGAAGCGGCGGAGGTGGCACGGTCACTACGACCGGCTCCCCTGTTAGTCCGAATATCGCGGCGTTCTCTAGTTCTATGGCTATCACTACGGCGACCTCGGCCAACATTCAGACGGCAATCGGAGCGGGCGTTTACGACGCATCCGGTGCGGCGGCTGCTCGCCAAGCAAATCTGAGCCTCCTGCCGGGAACGTACACAAACGGTGATATGTGTACCTACGCCTCTTCGGGAACGCTTCTGAATTGCAATACGGCGGTTCCATCCGTGGGAACATGGGGTGCTCTGAATTATCCAACGTGGGTATCCGGCACACCATTTGTAAAGATGACGGCGGCAGGCACATTCTCGCTGGATACAAATACCTACCTAACCACCGCGGGCGGAACGCTGACCGGCGCACTCAACGGCACCAGCGCATCGTTCTCAGGCACCGTCGCGGCTGGCGCTTTGATACCAACCGGCTTAACCGCAGGAACATCTCCTGTGTGTGCCAATGGCACTGCGGGGGCACTGACAAATGTGGGCTGTGCTGGTGGTGGTGGTGGCACCCCTGGTGGCTCGACCACGCAAGTGCAGTACAACAATGCAGGCACGTTCGCGGCTAACGCCAACCTGACCACAGACGGCAACGGCAACCTGACAGCAGCAGGCAACGTCTCGGCTGGCACGACAACACCTACAACTATCGGTTCAAGCGGTGTTTTGTTAAATGGGGTTCCCGCTCTACAGTCGCAGACATCGCTCAACAACTACTACTCCGGTGGAGCGGGAAACCTGACTGGCACCGGCTCCAACAACACCGCGAATGGGCTGTACGCGCTCAACTCCAACACGACCGGCAACAGCAACTCCGCGCAGGGGTACGTTGCCCTCTACTCCAACACGACCGGCAACAACAACTCCGCGCAGGGGTACACTGCCCTCGGCTCCAACACGACCGGCTACGACAA